GATGTCATGGAAGCGGCTATGGCACTCTTGACAGAGGATCACCCATTCAAAACAGTGGCTTTCGATACCGTTACCAAGTTCAACACCTTTGCCGAGGCTGAAATTATGGAAGCTGATAGGAAAGCCGGCGGGAAAGGCGCGTCAATTAATACCGCTCTCGGCGGTTACGGCGCGGGATATTCTGCCGTCGCGAACTATCATTTTGAATTGAGAAAGATAGCGCAGCGATTGGCCGACGAGAAGGGCATGAACGTGCTTTTTCTCGCACATGTCGAGGTCGAAACGCTGGATCTTCCTGATCAGCCCCAGTTTTCACGGTACACGATCAGGATGCACAAGAAATCGGTATCGCATTACGTTGACGACGTGGACGTGGTTGCCTTCCTGAAGCTCAAAACCTTCGTTACGGGAACCGACAAGGACGGAAAACGGGCGAGCACTTCAGGAGACCGCATAATTACCTGTTACCCGCACCCGGCGCACGTCTCAAAAAACCGGCTCGGGATAAAAACGGATTTGCCCTTCGTGGAAGGCGTCAACCCGTTCGCGGAGTATTTGGTATGAGCGTAAAAATAACAGAACGCGGGTGGGGAGGGCATTTCTGCTGTGCTCCATCTTGCATGTTTAGACGAAACACCTTGCTTGAAAAAAACGGTGTTTACGTTGTTGTTTCTACTGTTGGATCAATGGTTATTAACAAGGAGCTTGAAGAGGTTGGCCATGGACGTTTTTACGAAACAATGGCTTTCTTTTCAAAATCAGACGACCAGAGATATCATGACGCCGACGTTTCAAAACAAATAGATTTTGATTCTGATTGGGCAATTTCAGAAAAAGACGCAGACGACAAGGCAAACGAAATGCACGACATTGTTGTTGAAGAGCTTTCAAAGAAACTTGAAGAAGGATTTTTAACAGAATAACCCCTCACGGGCCCCCCGTGCCTATCGCGGGGAAAGGAATAAAAGAATATGGCACAGTTAGGAACAGATTATCAAGGCGCGAAGCCCATGGACGATTTCTCCCCGATTCCCGTCGGCGACTACAAGGCCGTTATCACGGATTCGGAAGTCAAAGAAACAAAGAACAAAGACGGACAGTATCTTAACCTGAAGGTCGAGATCATCGAAGGCGAGTATCAGGGGCGAATCCTTTTCGTTATCCTGAACCTGTGGAATGCGAACCCAAAAGCCGTCGAGATTGCCCACCGGGAACTGGCGACCATCGTCGCCGCCGTGAACAAGCCCGGAGCGCATGACTCAACGGAGCTGCACAATATTCCGATGACCATCAAGGTCGGAATTCAGCCGGGAGGTGGAGAGTACGGGCCAAGTAATAGGATCAAGAACTATATGGCGTATTCCACACCTGTTGTCTCTCAAGGCGCGAATGGGACGCCCGTCACCATTGTAACCAAGCCCGCCCCCACCCCAGCAGGTCAGCCCCCCATCAACCCGGCAACCGGAGTGCCCTACAAGCCGTGGGAAAACTGGCCGGGGAAGTAAGATTTTTTACCCTGTCCGTATAGTCGGGGTTCTCTAAAACTTTTTCAAGGAGTGTTTTATGGACGAAAGAAAGATCGTGAGAACGAACAAAGCTGGCGTGTTTTTTGGAAAGATCGAAAAGAAAGATGGTAACACCGTTACACTTTCAAGCGCTCGCCGGTTATGGTACTGGGAAGGGGCGGCAAGCCTTTCGGAGCTCGCGCAGTTTGGCACGGCAAGCGTCAGCGGATGCAAGTTTCCCTGTGCAGTCGATGAAGTCGAGCTTTTCGACGTTCTCGAAATACTGTCGGTGACAAACGAAGCCGCCGCGTCTATTGACGGGGTGAAAGAATGGAAGCGTCGATAAAACGATTTTTGTCCGGCTACGGCTTCGGATCCGGCGACGGCGACGGCTCCGGCGACGGCTCCGGCGACGGCTCCGGCTACGGCTTCGGATCCGGAGACGGCTACGGCTACGGCTTCGGATCCGGCTTCGGATCCGGCGACGGCTTCGGATCCGGCTACGGCGACGGCGACGGCGACGGCTCCGGCTCCGGCGACGGCTTCGGATCCGGCTCCGGCGACGGCTCCGGCTACGGCTTCGGCGACGGATCCGGCGAAAAACTCATGAAATATCAAGGGAAGAAAGTTTATTATATAGACTCTATTCCTTGTGTATTTGAGTCGGTTCATGATAACTGGGCATCGGTCATGGTTATAAATTGCGAAGATTTTACAACAAAAAAAGCCGTTGTAGCAAAACTTGACGGACTATTCGCTCATGGCGAAACGGTTCGCGAGGCCTTCTCAGCTGTTACCGAAAAAGTCATGGATAACATGGACGATGACGAGAAAAAGCGTCGCTTTCTTGAAGCGTTCCCGGAATACGAGACACCGTACAAAATCGATGATTTCTTTTCATGGCATCACATCGTTACCGGATCGTGCGAGTTTGGCAGGAAGAAATTCGCGCAGGAACACGGAATCAACCTTGATGGAGAAATGACCGTCAAGCAGTTCATCGAGTTAACGCGAGGATCTTATGGTGGGTATCGGATCGGCGAACTTTTGGAACTGTACAAGAAGTAAACACGCGTGCTCCCGGCGATACGGGGGAAAGGAAGTTTTATGGAACAGAAAAAAGTCGCGCTTGATACCATTAATTCAGGCGCGGCGACTGACCTTTTCAATGAGGAATTTGAAGCCCTCTTGAAAAATCTCGCGGATGAAAACACCTCTCCAACAAAGACGAGGACAATCACGTTGAAGGTTACAGTTAAGCCGAACGAAACACGGGAAAGCGCGGCCACCATGGTCGAGGTCTCCCACTCTTTCGCTCCGATGAAACCCCATGCCGGTATGGTTGTTTTTTCTTCCGATGGAAGGAATATCGAGGCGTTCGCGGTCAGTCAGGGCAAACAGCCTGATTTACCGGGAGTTATTCAATTTGCTGAAAAAGCAGGGGGAGCAAAGTAATGGACGGACAAGCAGTTTTGGAAATTGCCAAACTCGAAGACGCTCAGAAAACTATTGTTGTCGGGGAACAAACCTTTTCCCGCGAGGAATTCAAACCAGTCATTTTCGACCCGCGGCCTTCAGCGGTTGAAGGAAACACTTTGACCGGTCTTATTGACTATATGAGGGCAAACGTCGAGGGCGTAAAGCTAGAAGATTGCCTCTTGCTGGTCAAAGATTTCGCCCATGTTGAACTGGTTGAAAAGTTTTCCGGAGCAAAGAAGATACGCACCGTTTTCTTTTCGGCATCGCTCGACAAGAATCTTCCGGTATTCCCCTTCGATAACTTTATCGCGGTTGAGGATTTCATCATCAAGGCGCGGTCTTTGTTTCAGAACACAGCAGACCTTGACGCGGTTGTTTCGCTCGTGTCACGCGTGACCGAACAGAACCAGATTACCGCCAAAGATGACGGTATTTCTCAGGAGGTACAGGTTAAGAAAGGTCTTTCCGGAGCGGTGTCAGAAGGCGTTACAACTAAGGGCGTGTATGCCTTGCGTCCGTATCGCACCTTTCGGGAGCTTCAACAGCCGGAATGCTCTTTTATTCTTCGCCTCAGGGCAAAGACTGACGAACTCCCTGGCGCTGCCTTGTTTGACGCGGAAGGCGGCACGTGGCGCAATCTCTCGACGGAAGCTATAAAAGCCTATCTGGTTGAACAAACCGGCGTATATGGTCTTTCAGTTCCCGTAATCGCATAGCCCACCTATCAGGCTTGGCCCCTTCGGGGGCCGTTTTTCGGAAGTGAGAGGCGCCTCGGATAGCGCCGGGATATGCGAATCTGCACCCACCAAGTCGCGTTTACCTAATGGTGAGGTGCTAGCCGAGTTCGACTCTGGCCACTTCCATTTTTATGGTACAAAAATAATTCAATAAAACGCTTAATTTGCTTGCGTTTGTTTATTTTATGGTATAGAATTAAATAAGATAGGAGATAGAGACATGAAAGACGTTATTTTGATTGCAGGGGTTTTAATTTGTAGTATACTTTTAATTTTTCTTTGTTTGGGTCAGGCTGTTTATTTTATACAAATGAAAATGCTTGATCGTATGGCTGAAAGCCCTGAGGAATCGCTAAAAAGGTATGAAAACAATCTTTTTGTGAGAATCGGACGCGCCTTAATCGGGGCGCTTTTCGGGCCGGATTCGCATTCACGGGGGAGGTATTAGGGATGAAATACACAGACCTTAAAGAAGTTATGACAGAGTTTCGCCTTAATAAAATCACCCGAGCGGAACTGGTCGCGGCGCTTGCACTGTGGCAGGAGCCGGTAGAGTGCGCTGAGAATAAGCGCGCAGCCGTGGAGGCGGTAATAAGATGAACCATACAAAAGAACCGTGGCACGTTTGCGACGGATTAATTTCTTCTGAAAAAAAAGAGGCTATTGCCCTTGTAGAACATAGCGGTATGAATGGCCCTGTTTCACCAACCGGATCCGCCAACGCCCGCCGGATCGTCGCGTGCGTGAATGCGTGCTCGGGAATTGAGACAGAACTGCTGGAAGACCCAGAAGGGAGGTTCAACCCCGGTTTTTACGGCAGGATGGCATCCAAGGAAGGAACGCGAGCGAATAAGGCCGAAAAAGATCGCGACGAGCTTCTCGCGGCGCTAACCCATGCGGCGACAGACTATATCAGCCAAAACGGAAGCAAGCCGTCATGGTGGACAGAAAAAATCATACTGATGGTTCACGAGGCTAAAAAATGAAAGAGATTCATCGGGAACATTATAACGGAAACACTTTTACTATCCCGAAAGACAAACAAGAAAACCTTGATAATTATGACAAGTTTTGCGCATACCTAAAAAACTGCGCGGCTTCGTCTGGCTTTCAGTTTGTCGGGATTGGCGTTGAAATTTCCCGATGCGTTGAAGCGTGGAATCGTCATATTGGATATGAAAAAGCACGTAAAAAGG